GTTGGCTGTGACAGAAGCGCCATTCAACTGAAGCGAGTTAATGTTTACGGTAGCAACAAAGGACTTGTCGCCGTCAATGGTCTGGTTGCTGGTAAGATCAACAAAAGCACCGGAACCGCCGATAGCGATAATGGTGCTAGCTGCTGTCGAATTGCCACCCTGTCCGTAGTAGAGTTTTCCGTCTACTTCGTTAAATGCCAATTCTGCGTTTACCAGACTTGCAGGTGCGCCAGCCGATCCCGTTAAGCGCCTCTTAATGCGAATTGTATTAGCCATTAGAAATTTCCCCCGTCAGTGACGTTAGTTGTTATCCAAGCGTCCAAAGCTACATTGTACTGAAGAGTGTCTCCACTTATCAGACCATCCTCGACAACTGGCTTTCCCGCTATTGTGCCTTGAATTTCCTGAGACAACTCGACTGCAACTTCAGCAGCCAAGCCTAAACCCATTAAATCTTGTGTGAGTGACATACCTACACAAAAAAGTGGGGGTCCGTACTGGCACCCCCGTGTTGCTTAATTTACATGCAAGTAACCCGTTGACTTCAGCTCTACCGTACCAGCGCCCGTAAGGGTTGTGAGCCCTACAACGTGTGCAATTTTGGTTGTAGAAGCATCATCAGCCACACCTGCTGTAGCAGTAGTGTTAAGATTAGCATCAGCAGCGTACGAAGCCGCACACTTGCCCTTAATGCCTGTTCCAACTCCACCGCCACCTACGCCGCCAACCCATACCCAAAAGTATTCATTGTCAGCAGCAGCAACCTGAGCAACGCCAACTTGCAGGTTGTTAGAACCAGCATTGGTTGTCGTTAGCTCTACTGCCTGACCATCATCAGACAGCTTAACGAAGGCATACTGAGCAACAGCAGCGCCAGCTTGTACGAAAAGAAACTCCCCTTCCGGACAGCTTCCGAGATCGCCAACCTGTGCTGGTAGGGGAATAGTAACCCCATCCCAAACCTTCTTGTAATTTACTCCGAATGATCCTGAACGTGACATGTTCTGTCCCTCCTACCTAAGCGTAAATAACAGCCTGAAGTGCAGGTGCAGCACAGCACAGGTTGCCTTCAACAAGAATTACTGTGAAGAAAGCATCCTGATCTACTGGACGGTTCATCTCTGGTGCGAGCGGCTTAAAGTCTGCCCCTCGAACCATGTCAAACGACCAGTACTTCGTGTTTAGAAGTCGGCATGAGTTGGTCTCAAGAACGCTTGAGCCATAGCCGCCATCAAATACGAAGCTGCAACCGTCATACTCCATTACACGGAAACCAGCGACCGCCTTCTTAGTTGGAAGGGCAATACGCTGAATTGCAGTAAGGGAGCTGTGCAGAAACTTCCAGGCAGTGCGATCCATCATTCCAAGGTCAGGCATTTCGCTGCCGCGAGTAACCTGGGAAAGCGTATCGGTGATCGTCTCCTGTACGTTTGAAGCCGACAACGTGACGTTTACAGCCAAGTTGCGAGCAAACGTATTGGTCGAACGATCAATCTGTCCGTAAGTGCCAGACGAAGGTGAAGTGCTTACAGCCTTCTTAATGCCGTCAAACTCAAGACCACCGGAACCTGTTCCGTCGCCGCGAAGCGAGGTGGATACCGTGTTCTTCAGGCGGGCAATACCTGCCTTCATCTTGCTTTCAGCAAGATCAAGAAGCTGTGCCTGATCGCGGTTAGCACGACGGCTACGACCGTCAATCGCTACCGGCTCATAGCACTGCTTGATCGCAAACCGGAACGCAGTCATATCGTCGATTGCGTCTAGGTTAAACGAGCTAAAGCCGCTGTAAAAGCCGCCTACTGCTGAGTCATTGTACATTATCGGCTTGCGGAGTTCGTATCCCCCCGAAAACCTACGGATGAGCCCCTGGTCGTCAAGCGCCATGAGCAACGGATTGTGGTGCATGATCTCGTCAGCAATATCCTCGCTCTGATCGAACAAGGTTGCTACGATTGCTTCCTCTAAGTTTGCCATTTTTGGTTGTCCTAAAAGTTATTGGGACAACCACAAACTTACTCGCCGACGAAGCGACGCCGCAGGTTGTCCCGTAAATCTTTTGCTTTTATCTTGGGAGTCCCCGAACCAGCGGAGCCAGATATAGAGCGAGAAGCTGTTTTTGCTTGAGCAACAACAGCCTGTTTTTGTTCTACAACCGACTTTGCAGCCATCGCAGAATTGAGGCTGGAGAAAGTCGGATTTCCGGCGACAACGTAATTGTAGGCAGTTTCTAGGATCTCTTCGGGAGAGCTATACCTACCAGTCGCCGACAAGCCTTGTACTATCGGTGCCATTTCAGCTTCTAACTGCGAAGCTGTTTCAGCATCCCGAAACAAGGGCTTGGTTTTCATAAAGGATTCTACAAGCCGCTCATTGTAATAGGCAACTGCGTTTTGTTTCTCTTGCTGCTGAATTGACTGAAATTTTTGTTCTGCAATTTGCTCTGCCTCTTCACGAGTCAAATAATTTGCAGGTTGCTGTGGCTGCTGTGAGTATCCGTTGTAAAGCTCTTGCAGGTTGACCCCGTAAGAATCAAGCCACTCTAACGCTGTTTGAACCGGATTAGCTTGCATAGCCTTGTCCCAAGCAATCGACCGCTTGGCTATGTCAGCTACGCTAATGCCATGCTTGGCATAGTCGTTCTCGTACTGCTTTAACACGTCGTACACGCCAGAAGTCTGCTGCTTTAGCTGCTCAACCTCCTGCATTTTACGCTGGTAATCGCTGCGCGTCTCATACGCCCTACGATTCATGTACTGCTGCAAGACGTGTGCATTGTCAGGAGTCGGATTAAGAAATGCGTCCTTTTCCTGCCTATTCATGTCAGCAGGTGGCACCAGTGGCACACGCTCAACTACCGGAGCAACTTGGCTAGACGCTTCAACAGGGCTTTCAGACGGCTCAATAGGTGCAACGGTCGCATCACTTGCACTTTTATCTAAATGCTCAGAAAGAACGTCACGTATGCTTCGCGTATCCTGCTCACGCTCTGTTACAACTTCTGTTTCTGCTGCTTCGACAACCGGCTCCTGGCTATCCATTCATGCGCTCCCTAATTTGTTGCATTACATTTTTCACAATCTGATCTGTCTTGCTGCTGCGCTCTTTTTGGGGATCATAACCCCTGTCGTAAGCATCGCCGACTTCAACGGCTCCCGCTGCTTTATACGCAGCTCTCAGCTTTGCTTTGCTTGTGTAAACTTGCTTGGTGTCGAGAGGGTTTCTGGTCGGAGCCATCTCATCTTGAATGAACAAGTCCCTAGCGTTTGACTGAACTCGTTTTTGAACCTGTTCAATCGGAACAACCTTCTTTTCAACTGGACACCACTGGAACAGTTTGTATTTTGTCATACTTAATAGGTGCTACTCAGGCTCAACTAGGCTTGCTTGTAACATAACCCACCAGCACTGCAACAGAACCTTTAAGAGCGCGGTGGCACAACATTCGCCACTATTACAGGCTGTGGCTGCTGTTGCTGTGACTGCTGCGCCATGGGTTTCATAGCCTCAAGCCCCAACCGCATACGCTCAATTTCCTGTTCAGCAGCTAGTCGCCTTTCCTCCATCAGCTTTTCAGTTTCAGACAACTGTATGCGCGTCTGCTCAAGCTGCTGGCTTTGAATGTCTAAGATAGCAGCCATGCGGTTAGCTTCTTGCTGCACACTCAACTTAGCGTTTCCAGCGTCAGTGCTCGACTGAACCTTGAGCAAGTCTACCTGTACAGCGTTAGCCTTAATCTGTGCTTCCTGCTGCGCTATGCCAAGCTCGGCTTGCTTTATGTACTGCTCAAACTGCTGCTTGTTTATAGCAAGCTGCGCGTCTAGCTGATCACGCTGCATCTTTAGCTGTGACTCTTGCGCCACCAACATATTCTTCTCGTGAGCATCCTGCATTTGCATCTGAGTTGCTGACATACGGGCTTGCGCTTCAACTTGTGCAATTTGCATCCTGGCTTGCATTTCTTGCATAACTGGATCTGGCGGTGGCGGTTGTTTTGCCGCTTCCTCCTTAGCCCTAGCAATCTCACCAATTTGCCCCAATGCCTTCGTAAAGATGCCGTCCAGCTCTTTGCCACCCTTAAACCTCTTAATTACGTTCTGAAACAGCTCAATAGAAAAGCCAAGCAACGGCGGGTATTGCTCAATAAGGGCTCGCATCTGGTTGAAAAACTCTCCGGCTGTGTTCATTAGCTGTGAACCTTCAGCCTGGTCCTGCGCCTGATCAATGGCGACCATTGAGTCCGACGCTATCTTTATGCGGTACGCAACCCTGTCGTCGTCCTTCAAAAACGCAATCAACTGCATCTTCATGCCGTCCAAAATCATCGTTGGGTCAGGCTGCTGCATCGGTGGCATAGGCAAAGGCTGACCATCTGGACCGACCTGCGGCTCTGGCTCTGGCTGCGGCTCTGGCAACAACGGAAGCAACAACTGGTCTATGTCGCCAGCCTCAAAAATGCGCTCCGCATCAAACTGTGATGCGACAATGTTTCCTAGCTTTTCAATCGCGTCAGAAACAAACTTGGTGAACATGTTTTGACGCACGATTAGCCCAAGGCTCGACCATGCGTTTTCTAGCCGGTTAGCCGTTGCTGACTTGTATTGGTCGCTTGTGCCGCGAAGCAGATCAGAAACTTTTAGCGTCTCATAAAGCTGCTCAAGCGTTGTCTGCCTTGCAGCCTGTAAAACCTGCAGCGCATTGACATACGGCGCAATATCTTTGGTCTCTACACCAGCCGCTAGACCACCGCGACTCTTGTAACTAGGCCAATTCATTACAGGAATCATTTTAAGGTCGCCTGACATTAGCGCCTCAATTTCATTACCAAGTGTAGCGTCATACACGCTGTTGGTACGAATAGCCTGTGTCACGGCATGAATACGAGTAGTCAGCCGCTCAACCTCTAGGATCTGATCCCTAACGTGCGAATAGTCGCTTACAGGCAGCACACTGTCGGGATCTTGGCTCTGCGCGATTACACTACACGGAAAAAAGCCTTCAAAATCAATCGGCGCTTCTGACTGAAACACAATGCCCTTGTCGCTGTTAGGGTGCAGCCAATAGACCTCTTCAGTTTCTTGGCACCAGATTTCCCACAACTCTGCCTTGCCCTCGTACTTGTCTTCGTTTTTCTCGTAGCTGCGCTTGTCTTTGTCAGGATACGCATCGTAGCTCAACTCATCAGCTACCTCTGCGCCAAACATCTCCTTGGCTTTCTCACGCGACAAGTACGCCCTACGCGCTCGCCACTCAACCTCTGTCTCGTTTCTTGCATCCGAGCATAAATAATCGTTGTACTGCACAACGTCTAAAAGCGCTGACTCGTCGTCCTTAACTTCAGTGGTAACCTCAACCAATACCACGCCACCCGGACCCGGCTTTGCCTTGCTAACGTCTCCCGCAAACGGCTCGCCCTTCTCGTCTACAAACGTGCCATCCTCTGCCTGGAACAGCGCAATCTGTACCGTCTCTTCCTCAAACTCAGCTTCGTAACGAGCCCACAAAATAGCGCGACCAGTCAGCAAAAACTGCAAGGCAGCATTGTAGCCAACACTGTCAAAAGGAAACTCACATTCCATCTGGTACTGCAAATTGCGCTCAAGCAAAACTGCACTTACTTCTTCAAGCGTCCCGCCCGTCCTCTTCCTAAGCGTGACTTCCGCTTTCGGAGTCGAGGAATAGTAAGCAGGTAAAAGAGTATTGACACAATACCACCAACAATTAAGTCGTCGCTCAACATCGTCATACAACCCCACCTGCTTTTGTGCGTTGTAAACACGAATGGATTCTTCAGCAGCATCAATAAACCTCTTGCTGCGATCCTTCGCTCTTGTAATCTCTGATTTCCAATACGACCCACTAAAACGCTCTACTAACGGCTTTGCTTTCATATTCGTGGTCTGCTCTGTTCTTTACGAATTCTGTTTACGTATGCCTGTAACTGCACAACACCGTTGTTAAACGCCTGTTTGGGCTCTTCCCACTTAGAATCAATAAGACGCTCCTTGCAAAGATAACGTAAAGCATCACAGGCATGATCGTTCCCGCTGCTATCCGCATCTTCTGGATGCCGCCTGTCAATCGCCAATGCTGGCAAAGTTTCCAGCAAGTAAGGGCAAGCACTTGTAATATACAACAATGCGGGTTTCGCAACCAATCGCTGTCTTATTTGTGACCATCCTGACCGTCTGTCATTGTCTGCTGGTCTAAAGCTCGGATGCTTGTACTTGGCAAACACTGTGTGGAATTGATCAGCGATAGACGGACCGCCCTGGTTGTTGAAGATGCTTGGGTCTGCTGCGGCATGAATGTTTTCACCAACTGAAGCCGCTGCAATTCGGTTTGCTTGCTCGACGTTATCAACTCCTTTTCCCCACATCTCTCGGTAAATAATAATCGCGCCCTTGGGATACGGAACCTCCTTTCCCTCGTCATTTCTCCCACTGCATACAGCACCCCAAACAGCGGCAAAAGGACTACGAAAACCCCAATCGTAACCAAGATACCTATGCCAATGCTTAGGAATGTTAAAAGCCGGAATAATGTGACGACTGCTGAATTCAGGAAAGAAACTGCCCTCATGGATCTCCCAATCGCCCTCAAGCCATGCGCGAACTAACTCAGGGCTGCCAACCATGTGCAAACGATCTATGTACCCAGGATCTTTCGCCAAAAGAATCTGGTTGTCGCCAACACGACTCGGAATGTAAATGTACTCGAACCTAGCTCCGTTAGGCAGCTTCTTCCTTAAAACCTTGCGCCCCATCGGATGCGGCTTAATAAACAACTCTTTGAGCCAATGATGCCCTACGCCACCAGGATTAAACGTCAGGATAACTTGAGAGCCGCCCTGCCCTCGTAACGCTCCAAACAGCTTCCAGATCGGTGACGGGTCGGCAAAGTTTCCCGCCTCCTCCACACACGCCATGCTTAAATTCTGACCCTGGTACTTCTCAGCGTCACTATCATCCGCAAGCGGTCTAAACCTTAGTCGTGCTCCATTGGGAAAAGTGAACTGCTTCTTCTGGTCTTGCCAATGAGCGTGAAGCGGCAAGTAAATCTGCTTCGCTCGCTCAATAAGATCATCTGCTTGCGGTAACTCTTTGCGGAAAAAAATGGCGTTAAAATCCTCGCCGTAACGCTGCTGGTCTAAGGCTATCTTGCCAAGCACCCCATCAGTCTTGCCGCCACCACGCGCCCCGCCGTAGCCAACCAACGTAATCGGACAGTTCACCAGTATCTCCTGTGGACCCGGTTGCGGTTGCCAAACAACTTTCTCGTTGCTACTCATCAATAAAAAACCTCGTCCGTATCCGCTACTGACCAACGCTCGCTGTTTTCTGCGCTCCAAACTGTGTCGATAGTTTTGTATCCCTTAGCGCCGGGATTGCCACTGTTGCCAATAAAAAAAGCGTCTTGAAAAGCTATGCGATTCGTAGGCAAAGCGCACAACTGTCCAGTGCTTAAAAGCAGAATATGCGCGCATTTGTTTTGGTCGGGCTGCAAAACATAGCCAGACTGCTGATCACTGTCAGGAAGCCAATCTACAGTGCAAAAGTATTTGGCAGACACTTCCGTCTTTGTTTTTAGTATCGCTCGGCACTCGTAATCACGCAGGAAATCAAAAACAGTTACTACAGGCTTATAGCTGTAACAGTCCCAAAGCTGTAACTGCTCCAGATCATACATTTCACTGGCAGTCGGTTGCCACAACAACCAATGAATAGGAACGTGTCGAAAATGCGCGCCAGACTGCAGCAAAACATGAAATTGTAACGCTCTTCCCTTGTAACTTTGTACAGCAAACAAGTAACCAGCTTCGTACCCCGTCGCATCCTCATTCTGCGTCAGGTGGCGGTTGTGAACCCAAACTTTTAGGGGTGGGCAATCAACATTCAAAAGAAGCATCCTCGCTGTTTGGCTACTTGCGGTCTGCTCATGGTGCGGCTGTCTAGCTCCTGACGCTGTTAATCTTCGGACACTAGCAAACGCCTACCGGGGCAGGAAACAGCAAAAACGCCCACCACTAGACAACCAGCCGCAACTACTCCTTAGCATCTTCCGGTGGCTTAGGCAGCGGCATCCAGTGGGTGAAGTTTTTTATTGAAATATAACCAGCGTCTCCCCACTCAATCATGGTGTCATTGCAATGCGACATATATTCATAGCTAGAAACTCCTGCTTGATCCGCTGTTTCATTCCACCATAAAACTTTTACTTCTGGTGGCGGCAGCCGATCCTTAACGCTGATCCACTGAGGCGCTGCGGCTTGGTAGCCAGCATAAAAAGCATCTAACGACATTTCTTGTCCCATGTAGGTCCAATGCGACGTGTCACCATATTCTTCTTTTAGCCATTCAACGGCTAACTGCTCAGGTGTCTTGCTCATCTTTTAAAGCCTTTAGTAGTGGATTATTGTTCAGCACTTCTTCTGCAATCTCTTCGCTGTGTTTGAATAGATATTCTTCTATGGTCATGCCAAGAATGTCTTTAAGTGTAATGCTCGCAGAGTTTTCAGTAGCTTGTTCCTGTGCGGCTTGGTAGCCAGCGAGAAAGGCTTTGCGTGGATCTGCTGGATATTTTGGTGGATTGCTAAGCAATACCTCACTAGGCTGATCGGTTAAGTTTTGCCAATACCATTCTGCTGCCAACTCTTCAGGTGTTTTACTCATCGCTAGTCTCCTCATCCACAATCATTCCGTACTCGGCTCCTCATCCAAACAATACCGCTGCCGATACCGAGCCCTCGGCACCTCGTTGCCACTCACGCCAAACCGTACCCGACACTGACCACAACTGACCCAATAACGATCAGTCACTACGTAGCCAATCCAGCTACACTCAGGACACTTGTAGTAAACCTCAACGTCCTTACTACGCCTAGACCCTTTAGGCATAAAATGGCGGTCTGGGTAACGGTTGCCAGTGCGGAAATACACCAAACTCCACTAGCTTCTCATTTACTACCCATGCACTTAACGTCGGATCAAAATACCCAACACCATGCTTCCACACAGGTCCAGCAAGCAACACAGGCTCATACGCCTCCGGCTTTACGTCCCCTATACTAACCCAACCAACAGGTCTACTAAGCCCCTTCAAAGAGCCTAAATACTCCGATAACAAGAACCCATTGTCGTAGTCAGTCATCGTCTTGGTCCTTTATAGACCCACCGCCAATACTCACAGACCCTAACAAGCCACCACGACCCGCCCCGTCGTCCGACAAATAACGCTGCTCAAACTCCTCTCGCGTAAGCGGCTTGGCACTCACTACCGCATTCACCGTTCCCGTATGCTCAACAACATTATGCTCAGTCCAGCCTAACCGTGTTTTAGCCATGTACATGATCATCTGAGGATTGCCAGCCTTAACCTGCTCCATCGCAGCACTCGCCACAACCTCCGACATAGACTTTCGCCCTAACTCAAACTCCTCAGGGTAATCCCTGTTCAACGCAACTAAACTTATACGCACACAATTCGCTACCGCTGTCTTGCCTAAGCCTAACGCCGCTAGTCGCTGTACCTGCCCCGCAACCTCCCCACACCGCTGCGGGCTAGGTTTCGAAAAATCCTGCGGTTTAGCAGGTCGAGCATCACCAGGCATCGTAAAAGTCTTGCCGTCAGCCGTTCGCATACGCGCTGAACCGCCGTCACGATTACCAGGCAACAACTTCTCAACAATTATGTCTTCTAAGTCTTTAGGCATAACGGTGTTTTATAGTGGGGTTGGGATTTTTACGTGGAATGTGGGGTGCGCCGTCTACTCCACCGCCCGGCGCTTTCAAATTGAAAACCAAAAGCAAAAACTGTGCCACGGCTGGTAAACTGCTGGAACGATTTAGGAAACGAAACGCAAAAGTGTAACTACTTGTTTTTTCTGGCGAAGCGACAAGGGCTAACGTGTTGAGAACGCTACGCATCTTAGTTTACTAGTTTTCTATTTCTCGTAAGGTAGACAATGCCTAATGATACCAGCATGTTAGTAGCACAATGCCTATAATACCGGATGGTTAGCTATCGCTTCCAAGAGTTTCCAGAACTCAGTCGGCGTGTAATGCAGCGCGCGCGCCAGGAATACAAGCTCACTCGCGCTATATACTGACCGGCTGTGTTCTCGATTGTGTACGGTCGGCTGGTTGAGCCCTAATCGTTCACCGAAAACCTTCTGCGTGAGACCGCTCTTTGCGCGCAGAAGGGAATACAGCGCGCCAGCCTCCCTTTTAGAGATTGCAGAGCGTCCCCCACACTTCGCATCAATGATCCCGAATTTTCGCCTAGGCATGTCACATCAACCTATATCGTAACCCGCTCAAAACACAACACCTTTTGTAACTACGTGTTATTACTCACGATAAAAATACATGAATTAGTTGCACTATCGTGCACCATCATGCACTATAAAAGTGTAGCAAAAAGCTGCGTTCAACGACTAGCAAACGAGTGACAACTTATGACGACGAAAAAGAAGACGAACAGATATGAGGCGTATGATGAGCAAGAGGCGGAGCTGCTGTGGCTACTAGAACACGCGCAAGCGAGCCTTGAGCCGCTTGACGCACTAGAAGATGAGCGCGGCAAGCGCATCGACGTTCTCAAAGAGCACGTTGCGTTGCTGCTAGCAGAGCTAACGAAACTGCAACGGATCTGGAAGAAAACAATCAACGATTAGCAATTAACGACTAGCAATTAACGACTAGCAAGGAGACACCATGAACAATACATCCGACACTACAACAACACAGAGAATTGCCGCGCTTGCTAAAATGCTTGGCTGCGAGGTGGATGAAATCTCTCTACTCCCTGCCTCTGTGTACGACCATAATGCTTTTGATGCGTGTGGAGGGGAATATTTAGTTTTGACCGACGACGAAGCTAACGAGCAAGCAGAACAACACATACGCCGAAGTCTCTGGGCTTTTCGCGTTGAGTTTATAGCGTCGCACAGCACGAATAGATGGTCAGATGACTGCGTAAAGGCTCTTGAGAAGATGCAAGGCGAATTGTGTGAGTCGGCAAATCCCATCTTTGAAGCCCTAATTAAGAACATAGACCACTTTGTATCCGACGCTATTTCCTCCGACGGCAGAGGTCACTTCCTGGCTGAATATGATGGCGAGGAAAACGAAGAGGGTGCGTTCTACATTTACCGCACCAACTAACCGACTAAGACTAAGGAGACACCATGAGTAACGTAAGAGAAGCCACAAACGCCTTAATTGAACTGGCAGAACAGGGAGTTATTTCCTGGGAGTCTATAGCTACAGCATGCTTGCAGTACATGAGCGAGGCAGATGTAGCAGACATGGCTCATTCAGAGGGGTTCATAGAAGAAAGTGACGTTAACGAGTAACCGACTAACCGACTAGCAAGGGAGAGTGTGACTATGCAAACGATAGAGACAGCAGCATTAGCAGACATAACAGCAGACCAGATCCTTGATGATTTACTCAAGTTCGTAAATCGGCGTACAAACATGGATATACGCAACTATGCAAAAGGCTGGAGCGATATGGAAGGGCTCAAAACGTTTCGGTCGGAGTACCGAGAGATTTTACGTGACGGGAGAGACGCTAGAACTATGATTCTAGCATCTCGGCATGTAGTACCTGCTGCGGTACTACTATTGCAGGGTAGAACTAACGAGCGGCTGACGTACGGTTCCAACGGTTTTGACTACTGCGTTGGTCAGGACTGGTGTACCGAGTACAGAGCTGCGGCGTGCTGGTATTTGCGACGCTGCTACGAAGAAACGCTTATGGCGCAAGGTTGTTCATGCGGAGAAATACAGCAACTTGCAAAACGTGAGTTTGGTCTAGGCATCGCTCGACGCTGGTTTAGCTATCGGGGTGCCAGTTATCACTACATGAGAGCAAAGGTATTGTAACCAACTAACCGACTAGCAAGGAGACACAATCATGACAACTGCAATTACGTTCAATTCGCACGCAATCCTGGTGAAACATTACGTTACGGAGATTCGAAAATGGAACTGGAACGAGTTATTAACTGACGCAGAAAGTAACATGCAAGCCGACGAATGGGGAGACCAATATGGGCAAGTATGGCTTGGAACTACAATAGGTATGTCGCCTAGCGGGAAAATTTACACTTGTTGGACTAGTAATCAAACGAGGTCAGATATCCGTCGCGATGAGGCGTTTTATGAGGCTCTAGACACGGTAGCAAAGGCGAAAGGAGGATTGATTAGTTGGGAAGATGATAGTTGTTTTTTTCTGTTACCTCCTTTGGATTGTGCGAGTACTGCAGAGGATGAAATGGATGATGCGGCATGTTTTGACAGTAATGAGTAATGACAAAAGAGACACAATGACAAACGAAACACTACAAGAAGGTCTTGGGCTAATGTTGCTAATAGTGCTCGCATACCCGCTCGCCGTTCTCGTATTTGCGTTGTGACCGTGTAGATCAGACACGCTCTTGAGGGGGCGTGGATGATCGGCATGATGCCGATGCACATCGGAGATACGTCACATGCGATTCATTACCCTTACTATATTACTTGCATGCGCTAGCAACGCGCACGCTCAAATTTGGGACGAGTACAACCCGATTGACCAGCCGAGCCGTCCGAGTC